TACACTTTTACCACTTGATCCTGAACTTCTCTGCGTGATGGTTTTTTGATTGAAGGGAAAAACATTTTTATCATGTAGTTCTTTCCTCTCCAAGACAAATAACAGTCAATAACATTTCCTATCCCAGCTCGTAATTTAGTAGCTTCTTGAAAGGAAATCATTATGTTTTAACATTATTACTTTAATATTTAGCGTTCTGCTTCTGTTGCTGTGAATATTACTCTATAAGTAGTTGATGTTGTAGAGGATGCATATCCTATAAGTCTTAAATTTCCAGCATTAATATCTACATTAAAGGTTGCTATTCCAGTGGGTTCATTAATTGTTCCATATTCAGAAAGATACACATTACTTTGATTATGAATTACATTGATAGTAGTAGTATTAAAATTACTACCTTGCTCTGCTTGTATTTGATAATTAACAGACCTATATGTATTAGTAGACAATGACACCAAAACTTTAGCATCTAAGCTAGTTGATGTTGAAATAGAGGAACTTATTTTCCCTATATCAGTAATCAACAATTGTTCTTGTATAGTTGCTCCTGTGATGTATGGCATGGTTACTAATTAGCAGTTTCTAAAATACTAAGTATAATTTTAAGAGTATTGTTTGCACTCCCTTTGATCTTTAAAGAATCACTAGTTTCTAATACTAGTTTGCCACTCATAGGAATTAAAGCATCTGCTACTGGAACAACTCCACTCTTTATGATTTCTGTTGCAGTGCTAGATCTTAGATGAGTCAAAGTAGCAGTAGCATCAGCACTCCCTACATTTGTTATATGAGCATACAACACAATAGCAGTATATCCTGTTGGAGCAGTATAAACTGTCTGTTCAACTGTTGTTACTTCAAGTGTCTCTGTTTGAAATTTATTTAGAGCTAACTGGGCCATATTAACTGAGTGCTAAGATAAAGGGAGTCATTTCTGTAAATAAGCTTCTACTAAAAGCTCTTCCACTAATTGTACCAGTTTCTTGGTTGATTTGTAAATCATCACCAATTCTAAAATTACCAGCCTGGTCAGTACTGGTATAAATTACTTTTCCGCCATCAGAAGTAACAACTTCATTTGCTTGAATTGTTACACCACCACGTTTTGGTGTAGCAGTAGTAATAGTATTTCCAGCTCCAACATATTCAAAAGTATGGGAACTAGCAATAATCTTACTTTGTTGGAAGAAATATGCAGTTGAACCAACACCAACAGCATTAAGCAAATTAGTACCAAGTGTTACTGTTGTAACTCCAGATACTACTGGTGTTGAACTATTTATTGCATAATAAATAGGAGATGTACTAGCAGTTGCAGTTGCAGTATTAATTCCAACATTAGGTGCTGCAATTGTCACATCAGGGGTTCCTGTATATTGATTTCCTGCATTTATAATAGTAATTGAAGAAACTGATTCACCATCTAAGGTTGCAAAGGCAGTAGCAGTTTCTCCATTAGGTCCAGATGGAGCATCTATAGTTACAGTAGGAGTAGAAGTATATCCAGTTCCTCCAGAACCAACTGAGATTGTATTTACTGTTTTAAATAAAGTATTAAAGTAACATTGTTGTCCATCATAAGGTCTATCAATGTCAATGGCTGCAGATCCTGCAGATGATCCAGAACCAACATAAGTATGAGCTAGAGTAGATATTCCTAAATTAACTTGGAAAGTTGTTGTTGTTGGAACAGCATCTACCTCAAAAACAAATGGTTTTTTGTGAGGGTATATTTTGCTACCATATTCACATGTAAATCCTATACCAGCTAAAGTAACTCCCATTCCAACTGCAAATCCATGAGCAGCAGTGGTAGTAATAGTAGCTTGTCCACTAGTGTGAGTATATGCAACTCCACTAATAGTAAGAGTAGGAGTGTTTATATTAAGAGTTACTTCATCTTGAGAAACAGCAGCAGCAGAAGTAACCAACCCAGTAAATTGAAGTGGACCTACACCTCTTGAAACTAATCCAAATGTACCAAAACTACAATTACTATTTGCTATATCTGCTTGTCCTCCTTCATCACAAGTTACAGCTTCATCGCAACATATTGTAAATAATGAAACTAATTGAGCAAATCCTCCATTAGTAACAGCAACTCCAATACCACCTTGATTATATTGAGTGAATGCATCAACATTCATTGTTTTTAAAAGTCTAGCTTGCTTTCCATCAATTCTAATTCCAACTCCTGTAGTGGTGTCACTAGTGCAGTTTTGAACATATGGACCTTTCCATTTTCCTCCACCTACATTTTCTGCTATTTCTGTAGTAGGGAATCCTACAGCAGCAGCAGGAGCAATATGATTTTGGAAAGTCATATTGGCTAACTTGACTCCTTTTCTAACTGAGAAAATATCTTTTTCTGCTGTGCTACCTATAACATTTACAGATCTTTGATCGTCACCCACAATAGAAACATTTGCAGGAACTTGTATAGGATTAGTTTCAACATATGTTCCAGAAAGAACTTTGACAGTTGCTCCTGATGTAGCAATACCTACAGCACCAGAAATTGTTAATTTAGCATTATCTATTGAAGTTCCATTATTAGAATCATCACCATCTTTAGCAACATAGAAAACATTAGGTGCAGAGTTAATACCTGTAGCAGAAGCATTAATTGTTACATTATCACCAAGTACAACTTGAGAATTTGTAATGGTAACAAGACCAACATTAACTGTATTATTATCACCATCAATGGTAACTGATCCTTCACCAACAGTAAGAATTCCAGTAATACGTGTATTACCTTTAACTAAAAGAGTGGTTCCACTAGTACCAACATTAGCACTACCAATTGTAGTAACCCCTAATATAGTAGCATTTCTATCAATCTTTAAATCCTTTCTACCAGTAATGATTCCAACAGAATCAATATTTACAACTTCTCTACTAAAGACTGATCCAGCAACTGATATTTGCCCATCAAAATAAGCTACTGTTTTAGTTGTATCTCCAGTTCCAACATATAAAGTATATTCAGATCTTGCAGTAGTTCCAATACCAACATTCTTTGTTGTATGAATTCCAGCAGAACCAACTGCCCAAGTTCCACCAGCACCAGAAGATCCACCCAAATCTTCACTAGCAATACCAATCCAACCTGTACCTATTCCACTGTATATTAATAATTTACCATATCCTTCAGATTCATCAAAAGATACATCATCAAGATCCTTGATAAATCCAGCACCACCTCCACCAATAGTATATAACTGTTGCTCTACTCTATTAACAAAGAGTCTGTAGTTTGATGCTAAATCTTGAAGAGTAGCAAATTTCTGATCTGTAGGAGTAAGAGGATCACTACCTTGTTTTTCTGCAGGATCAGGAGCTATGGGACGATCATTAACTAATTCTTCTTTTAATACTTCTTGCTTACCTTTTATATCCTCTACAATCTTATAAAGTTCTGCAATATTAACTCCCTGTTTATCAGACTTTTCACTTAATTTCTTAATGTCTTTATCATAGTATTTTACTTCTGGAAGATTAGAAACTTCTTCTTTTAGCGCATTGAAGTAATTTCTAATTTCTTTATTGGCATCAAAATACTTACTATTATACTCATCTATTCTCTTCTCAATATTCTGCTTTGCTTCATTCAGTTTACTTAATACACTTTTCTTTAACTTTCTATCATCATCTTTAAACTGATTCCTATGCTCATATATCTTAAGAGCAGTCTCCTTTAACTCCTCATATATATTATCTTTAGTTTCTTGTAGATACTCCTTTACTTCTTTGATCTCAACTTTCTTCTCAAAATCTTTAGTATCAAAGGATTCAGTTAGATCATCAATATCTTGATTGAAACTATCTTTAAGAGTTCTAAGATTATCATTAACCTTATCAAAGTCATCATCTATAACGCTAAAAGTTTTCCCAATCCAAGAGAAATCAGGAACTTCATTTACCTCATTAACCCACTTAGGGAACTTAGGAATATCTGCTCTAACACCTTCTATATTTTCTTTAAGTGACTCTATCTGATCTTCATAGTATCTTACTTCAGGAACTTCTGGAATACTTTCCTTTACTTCTTCTATGTGACTTAGAAGTTCTTGTAGTTCATTATCATATGATTTTATCTCAGGTATCTCAGGTATACTCTCTTTAAGATCATTAACTAGACGTAATAATTCAGGCCAAGGAGGAACTATATCTTTTACTTCAGCAAAAGTTTCTCCATTAGCATCTTCTATAGTTTGAGTGGATTCTTCTATCTCTTCTTCTTTCTCTATATAACTTTCTACTGATGGTAAATCTTTTTCTTCTACAAGATCAGCAAGTGATGGTAATTCTTGATTACTTTCTTCAAAGTCGTCAATAGATGGCAAATTTTTATTCTTGTCGTCAGACATGTTATGAGTATCTTGGTACTTTGGGATTTCTCTCCCTATGTTTTATTTATTATCTTCTAAATTAACAGATTTGAGCATCTTTGCCAACTCTGCTGTTGAACCAACAAAAAGAGAATTATTAACTGTATTAGGTCCTTTGGATGCTTTCTCTTCTTCCACATCTTTTAATTTCTTTTGCAGATCCATTAACTTATCAGTTGCATCAGAAACACTCTTAATTAACTGACCAGCAACTTCATATGCTCTAGGCATTTCACTATCCTGTGCAAGTTCAAGAATACCATTAATTGCTTCCTGACCCTTCTCTATGATGCTGTAAAGATTGCCACGAGTATATTCATAGTCTTTTTCAATATCAGTTCTTTCATGTTTTTCTGGTTTACTTATTCCAACTTCAGTTGGTTCTATAGGTACTATTTCTCCAGAAACATTAAAAGCATCATTTAATTCATCAAAGTTTTTAGTCATTAGGTAGTTCCATCAAATCCAAAGTCATCACCAAATTCTATGGCAGCATTATCAGCAGTTGTAATAACTTTGACTTCTGCTCCTAGAACATGGTCTGCTGCAGTAGTGTTGTCTTGTGCTCTCCTAACAGTCAATGCTGTTCCAGAGATAGACTCTACATACATTTCCTCTTGATCTATGTATATGTAATTGGTTGCTTCAATACCACTAGCACTATTAACATTGATAATAGCAATGCTATCATCTATATTCTCTTTCAAATTAGTAGTAACAGTATCACCATATGATTTGGTTGCTCTAGGAACTACACTGTAAGTAACTTCTCTAGTAGGAGTAGTTGTCTTACCACCAGCAACATATCCAATAGAAGCCTTCTTGATGATATCCTTGGATACATCTGTGTTGACTGGACCAAAGAAGTATGTCTTAGCAGTAAATCTCATAGTATAAATCAATGCCCTTCTAGTGGAGAAGTCACTCTCATAATCATCACTAGTGGTT